TCTTTTACATTTTCTTCTGGACACTCTGCTATTACTTCATCATGCACAGGAACAAGCAATCTAAAACCTAACTCTTGCAATCTCTTATTGCTTGATAATTCAATCATTGCAAGTTTTGTTAAATCTGCGGCACTTCCTTGAATCCTTGCATTTACACATTGTCTTTGTGCATCTGCTATTTTAGCTCCATTATCAACAATCCATATTCCTTCTTTATTTGCTTCTTCAAAGATTTTCCGTTTCTGAGAAAAGTAACAATTCTGTAACTTTTTCAGATACTTCCTCTGAATATCTTCTGGAACTTCTGGCTCATTCATCTCTTCTTCTAAATCGAAGTCAAGTAAATCATCGTCAGGCGGTGCTCCGTCTTTCCACTTAAACTCATATTCAGGAAGTTGCAAATCGGGCAATCTTCTTTTTCTACCCCACAAAGTAGTAACATATCCTTTTTCATAAGCCATATCTAAGCTATCATCTTCAAATTGAGGAATAGCTGGAAATCCTTTGAATACAGAATCTTTTATTGCTTGTGCTTTTTTAGTAGTTGTTCCCAACTGTTCAGCGATACTCGGCACTCCTCTTCCATACAACACTCCGAGCAAGATGCTCTTTGCCTGACTTCTTCTGTTTTTACCTTCTGGATTAGTTGTTCCATCTGGTCTAAACTCAAGGCAGTTTTCATAAGTGGTGTTAAAGGACAATGCCGCAATTTCTGCATATAAGTCTTTCCCTTCCTGATATGCTTTAATCATCTTCGGGTCACCGCACATCTGCGTCATAACTTTCGGTTCTTGCTGTGACTCCATTTAACTAAGAATAGTCACTACTCATAAGAACATAACTCTTACGGGTTCGTAACTTTCTTGTCATCCAAATCACCTCCTTTATACCATTTAGGATACTCATACTTGACTTTATTTCTTCCGTAAGTAAAATATCCTAAATCTATACTTTGCTTTATTTTTCGTTGATAAATACACTCTGCATCAGTATCAAATGGATTTTCAATCGTTCTCCACCAATTCCACGCATCCCGATAAGAATGAAAATCAAATCTGTCACCATTTGATGTAATGCAATAACAACCAATCGAACGAGTATCACCACGTTTAACTTCTATATCTCCAGAACGTGTTTTCTTTACTTTCTTAACACCTTTATAAACTCGCTGACTTGCCTTTTCTGATAACTTTCTCCTATGTTCTTCTGTAAATGGATGTTCTTTTCTATACTGCTTCATTGACCGTGAAATTTTAGAACGTGTTTCCTTACTTCTCATACGTTCTGAGTGTTTCCTTTTTACATCGTCAAGAAACATTACATTATTATTTCCACCATCAACCATATTATATCCATCTTTAATACAATTATACTTTGCTATATAGTATCTCTCCAGAATATTCAAATCTTCTATATTGTCCACATCACAAATCTTTTCAAATTTGAAATTCTCAATGCCATACTTTCGCATAGCGTTATAAAGATGATTTTTATGACCTTTCTTTGCAGTATTTATATGTTGCCACTTACGTTCTTCTAATGTTCTAACAGTTTGACCAACATATATCTTTCCATTTACGATATTCGTTATCTTATAAATTAACATATAATCACCTCCTGATAATATTCTATCAGATTATATGATTATTGTCAATAAGATAACTTATTGTGGTTTATCACTGTAATATAATATTATACGCTCCGCCTGTAATTTACAGGATAAAAGTGTGCGCTCTATATATAGGCGATTCTTATCAATTCTGTCATACAATTTCCAATGATTTCCATAAAGTCTATTCCAAGATTTAGTTATGTAAAAACGCTTATCAAAACTTTCATACTCACCGGGATTTAATCTATTCCAATCAATCATTAAAATAATCTTTTCCTCCTTTTTTCTTTATCATTCATTTCCTTTACAAACTGTCTATACTGTTTTGTGTACTCATAACTTTCTTTAAATATATTATTTACTGCTTTATACATATTTGGTTCAAACGTACTTACTACATCTAATTCATAAAATAATTCTCTGCCATATGGACATCCAACACAACCAGTTCTTAATAATCCCCATTTTTCATAACAATCAGAATGTTTTATGCCAAATGCTTGTTCATATACTCGTTTATCTTCCTCCTTAAACCAGAATAGTGGTCTATATTGATTTTCTCCTTGTGTATAACAATTTTTATATGCCGCCGCTCTAATACCACCCTCGGCCTTTCTTATACCAACAATTTCCAAATCTTTATTTAATCTCGCCACAGCCTTTTTCTTAGCATACGTACAACACTTGTTGGATATTTTAAATGTCGGTGGATTACGGATTAAAAATTCCTTCAACCATTTATTACGATTTATATTAAATCTGGGGTCTTGTCGTTTATTACACCACCATAATAAAACACCTTTACAATTTGGATACTGTTCATATAATTCATCAAATTCGCCAGTTTTCCAATCAAAACCATGTCTCTGTAATCTACTAATGTAATCAGATGCTAATTTGTTCAAAAACGGTTGTCCATATTCTCGTGTACAAACAGGAATTGGTTTAACTGCTCTCTCTCTGCGTATTTCTATATTATATCTATTTTCAAGATATTTCAGGTGTTCCTTTGTTGCTTTATACTCTAATCCTGTATCAAACCAAACATAAGTTACTTTCTTTTGTTCATCTATTCTGTATATTAAATCAAGCATAATATCACTATCTGACCCACCTGAAATAGAGCAAATAGGACGTTTATACATATCTTTATTTATAATAGAATATCCCTTAACAAAAGATTTAATTATTTCATCAGATTTAAACTTTGGTAAACTATCTAATACTGTTTGTAAACTCATTTTTTTTCACCTAAAATCAATAACTACCGTATCTTGATTAACATTGACCCCACAAACATTTACACAAGAACCATCATCAAGTAACAATTCATCACCCACAATAATTTTATCAGCATATTTCCACTCATCTGCACATTCTACTTCACACCATCTATCTACTACAAATTGTTGTGTATCTGTTGATACTAACTTTTCCTCATTTGTAGCCACAAACATCTTTCTAATATCTTTGTTATGTGATGGTATATTCTGCATATTTGGATTCTCACTTGAAAATCTTCCTGTTCTTGCACCGTACTGATTAAAGCTACAATGAATACGACCGTCTTTAGGATTCACACACTGAGGAAGTTTATCAATGAAAGTATCTACAATAGTAGAAAACTCTCTGTAATCCAATACTGCTTTTGCTACTGGATTATCCATACTTCTTAATGTTGCTTCATTTGTTGTTCTTACTTCCTTCTTTGTTTTCTTATCTACAGGAACTTCACAACCCATAATATCATAAAGAAGAATAGCAAGCTGTGAGGAAGATTTAATATTAATCGGGTCATCTAACTTACAATTAGCGCCCATCTTTCTTCTATATACTTCTATATCTTCCGCATATGTATCACAGATTTTATTAAACTGTTCTATCCTATCTTCTAATAATGCATGATATTTGTCTTTAAGGAATTGATTATAGTCAAAATCAAACTTTATCCCATTATCTTCCATATCACACACTACTTTTATGCACGGCATTTCTATATTAAAAAATACCCACGATACACCATTCATTCCATTTCTGGCTTCATTATCACACGTTTTGTCATAATATAAATATTGTTTCTGATACTGATATAGTTCATATGTAATAATAGCATCGTGGGCAGCATACAGATAAAATGTATTAATAGGAACCTTATCTGCTGGTATACCATTAAACAGTTCATCAAATGAAAATGCATCACCTTGTCCGTTAAGAACGTATTTTTTGTGCAATTTTTTAAGCGCATTTGATTCCTCATTCTCATTCATCAATCTCGCCGCAAGATAAGCATCCCATGTACAATAAATATCTTTTACACCAAGCTGATTTCTAATTACACGCATATCAAATTTAGCATTAAACATTATTATGTCTGGATGATACTTTAATAACATATCAAACTGTCTTGCAACCTGTTCTTCTGTCAACTGACTATCTACTCTTACACCAGTAACATAAGATACATGATTTATCGGAACATATGCGGCTTTATGATTAGGGGTATAGATACAAAGCCCAACAATACTATCTAATATCGGGTCAAGTCCTGTTGTTTCTGTATCTATACTAATTACACCATTATCAATACAAAACATAAAATATTTATGTAAAGTTTCTTCTGATTGTATAATTACATAATCATCCTTAAACTGTCCGAGATTTTTTTCAACCATAGCTTTTATCTGATTAATTCGAGCTAATAGTGAATTTCCACCTCGGACAGTTGTTTGTGCTTTTCTACTTGTATTCGATTTTTTAGCAAGTTTATTATCTTGCTCTCTTCCTGCCCGCTTTGGAATACTAAATAAAGGCATATTATTCTCCTTATTGCCGACTATATGTTGAAAAAGAGAGTCACAAAACCAACATATAACATTGTTTATTTGTACTGGAGGACGAGTGCCGACAAGTTCATCAATCAATAAACATCTCTGCCGCGAGGTGTTCTACGTCTTGGAGCTTCCTCATACTCCCTACTTTCTCGTCTACGAACAGGAACTTCATCATCTTCATCGCCATCAGGAGGAAAATATCCATTTTCGAGATAAAAATCCATATCGTCTGCTGACTTATCAAGAATGATACTACCAAGCGGATCAGGAATTTCGGGCAAATCAGCAAGAGGAGTGCCATCATTCTCAACTTCATACAATTCATATGTAGTAGCTTGATCGCCTTTTTTACCATTACGCTCAACATCAAAAATATGTGCGCAAAGCGGTGTAGTAGCACTACTATATCTACTACACACAGAGGACAGCTTGTTCATAAACTTCTTACCACGCTCCCAAATCTGTACCTTATCAGCATCAATATTATAGAGCGGGACCATCAATTTTACCTGTTGTGCTTTGTGTTCTCTACAAAA